CACCACGAAGTTCGAGCTGGAAAACTGGGTACAGGATCAACTGGAGTGGTGTTACGCAGATCTAAGCTGCCCCAGCCTTGAAACTAGTATTAAATATCAAGGAGTTTATATAAAATTTTTGCGCGAATCTTACATATTTAACCTAACAAAGTTAACTGAGAGCTCAGAACTGATCGAGTGCTCAATACCTTTGAAGACATTTATTGCGGAAAACTATGGAGTTGAGAACCTGACTACCAAGGACTGTGGAGTGCGCTTTGCGAGCTGCGACCTCGAGTTGATGTCCATGCAACTCACAGAGATGATAGTTGACTGGTGTGCGCATGTAGAGCTCGTCAACACCGTCGAAAGGAGCTACCCAAGAAAGCAAAACCGAAAAGAACCTTAAGAAAGCAGCCCACCACTTCCATTTCACAAAAAGGTTTGTAAGCTCAGGCGGCATCATTATGCATCTCACATGAAATTGCTTTTCAAAGTTGGCGAAACCAGCCTCGATAACACCGAAGCAGACGCCTTAATCAAAGCAGCCGCCAATACCAATGAGGTGGTGATCGATCTCGCAGACCACGTTGACTTCAGCAAGCTTGACGCTTCCAAGCTCTTTGCTCTCAGTGTCGAGTCAAAAAACCCCAAACTTGCATCGCTAGCAGCGAAGGTGGCAATCGAAGGCTTCCCTCAGGCTAAGGAGCGCAAGAAGAGGGCTCCCAGGGTCCGCATCACGCAGATCCAGCAAGACCAAAGAATCGCCATTAGCAGCGATCAGGCGATCATGGAACTCTGCTCCCAAGACAGCCTCAAGGCACTGGGTGCTGCGATGATCCTCAAAGCCTTGCAAAAGTCAGACAAAATGACCCTGAGGCAGATCGCCGTTGCCACAGTCAACGAGATTGCTTTTCGTGGCGAAGTTTCTGCAGACTCGTCTTGTTTCCGTGGTTTCGCTAGGGACTCTGATGGCAACCTAAAGCCGATCGTGGTTAGAGCTAAAGAAAGCAAGACCGAGGCTTACCACGCGTCACCGATATACGTTGCTCTTCGCGAAGGACTTACCCAACTTGCCGAGTGGGGAATGGTCGAGGCTCACGAAACAACTGAGTTTGGTTCCAAAGATCGTCGCCTAAACGGAAACTCCAAACTGCTGCGGCGGGTGGTCTATCAGGTCGAATTGACTAAGGAAGGTTTGACGACAGCTGAGCTCTGGAACGACGTTAGCGACTTCATCGTACGAGGTTGGTCTAAGCGTGTACGTACCAAAGCTCGTTACTCAGCTGTAGCTTGAAGTCAAAACGGGGTGCTTTGAGCACCCCTTTCTACACACCCCATGAAAATCTTTCTCGCATCAAATCAAAATAAGTTCGACCAAGCTCTCAAAGAACTTCAAACAGTCCCGAAACTTTGCCTTGACTTCGAAACCACGGGGTTAGACGCTCGTATAGCCAAGGCAAGACTGCTTCAGCTCTGCAGCACTGACGACAAGATCGAAGACAGGACTGTCTACGTTCTTGATCTTTTTAAAATTCCTTCGACTGAGGGTCTCAAGGAGCTCATTGAGTCAAGAGAAATGCTCCTCGGGCACAACCTCAACTTTGATCTCCAGTTTCTTTTGGCGATGGGGATTGACTTTAGGGGAAAGATTTTCGACACCTTCATCGCGGAAAAGTGCCTCCGCGCTGGCTTTAAGGAAAAGCGGATATCGCCACAGGCTAAGAAGCCCTACTTTGCAGACGTCTCATGCTCGTTGAAGGCAGTGGTAGAGAGACGCTTAGAGCTGGAGATCTCGAAGGAACAGCAGGTAAGCGACTGGGGTAAAGAGGATCTCGATATCGAACAGATTGAATATGCAGCCAAAGACGTTGATCTGCTCCCGGCTGTAGCTGCGGACCAACTGAAGGAACTCGTTGAAGAATCCTTAGTCGACGTCTACGGACTGGAGTCAAAATGTATTCGCCCAGTGGCATTAATGTGCCATAGAGGATTTAACGTAGATGTTAGTAAGTTAGTAGCACTAAAAGAAACTATTACCGAAGAGCTAAACAAAGTTACTATAGAATTTTGCACTGAGCTTGATCAGGCACTTCCTCCGGAACTGAAACTTCCGCGAAACTTAGATGGAACACTGGCAATCGGAAAGCGACAGCGAAAGGATTTCAATCCCGGATCTGGTGTGCAGTGCATCAGGTGCTTCCAGGCTCTTGGTGTTGAACTACCTATCGCTCCAGCAACAGGTAAACCAACGCTTAATCAAGTCACCTTGTCGGAGTTCGACAGTGATGACAAATTCTTAAACCTTTACCGAAAGCGCACAAAAATCGAGACCAAACTGGAGCACGTCGAAAAACTCCTGGTAAATATCAATCCTGTATCTCAGCGGATACACAGCGGATATAACCAGTACGGAGCTAACTCAGGTCGTTTTACCTCCTCTGGAGCTAAAAAAGTCACAGCCAAGAAGATCAAAGACCATTTCGCTATTAACGCCCAGCAAATCCCACGAGGGACAGAGTTTAGGGAGTGTTTCGTAGCAACTCCTGGGTTTGAGCTGATCATCTGCGACTTCAGTCAGATTGAGCTGCGCTTGGGTGCAGAGCTGATCAATATCCCTCAGATGATCAAAGCCTTTCAGGAGGGTCACGACCTTCATACGGTTACAGCAAGTCTGATCTATCAGGTCCCCCTCGAAGAGGTCAAAAAGCATCAAAGACAAGATGGCAAGACGCTCAATTTTGCGCTGCTCTACGGCATGGGTTTCCGCAAGTACAAAACGTATGCAGCGCAGTCAGGAAAGGTGATATCACTGTCGGACGCTAAGGTTGCTCACTCAGCTTTCCACAGGGCATATCCACGACTCAAGCAGTGGCATAGGGAACGCGCAGCACTTGTCGAAGACGGATGGACTTACGTCAGGACTCCAACGGGAAGACGGAGGTTACTTAGTTACGACGACGCGACTATGACCGTCAGCGCAAACACCTTGATCCAAGGAGCAGGAGCGGACATCCTCAAGTTGTCTCTGGCTAAATTGAATGAACATCTTGGCGAAGATGCTTTCCTTGTAGCATGTGTTCACGATGAAATTGTGTTGGAAGCTAAGCAAGATAGAGTGAAAGAATATAAAGATATTCTCGAACGATGCATGCTTGAGGCAGCGGAGACTATCCTCAAAGTCGTGCCTGCAAAGGCCGACGCAAGCACTGGACCCACATGGGCGGAGAAGTGATGACCACGACAACGAAACGAAAAAGGCCTGAGCCCAAACCCAAATTCAAAGAGGGAGATAGGGTCAAAGAGATTCGGAAGTTCCAGCACAACATCACCAACCCGTTCAATAGACATACTGATCGGATTAAAAAGTGCGTTGAGATGGGGTACAACCAACGTGTAGGAACCGTAGTCAGGACTTTTTTAAAACCGAATAAAAACGGTGCTCGACACGTTTATGTAGAAGTCCTCTGGGACGGATTCAAGACCCCTTCGGAACACTTGCAAATTCGGCTAGCCCCACTCGACTCGCCGCCAGAGGACTGATATGGTCCACGGTAGCGGATCAAACCACTTCGTGGAAATTACAAAAATTCTAAAGACCACTGATAAAACTATATTTACAGCCAAAACAGATGAAGGTTATGTGGGCTGTATAAGAAAAGAAGAATACGTATGCTTCACCGTAGACGTATACGACTCAGCGTTAAAGGCAGCAAATGGGGCGCGGAGTCTAGAAAAAAAACTCAGGGATGCTCAGGTAAGTAGCAAGCCTGCAAAAGATAAAAAAATTCAAATAACTACCAAAAGTAAAAAAAAGAAAGTAAGGTGTTCGGAAAAGCTCTACACCCTTGCGGACACCCAAGCGATGCCGCTTCTTAGTTTCCAAGAGGTGTGGGTCATCGTAAGAGGTGAGGAGTACGTAAGCGACTGCCTAAATAAAGAGAAGAAGAAGCTGGTTTCGTTCACCAACGAAAAGGAAAGCGCTAAATACTTTGTTGACCACGAAAAAGCAAAAATGACAATGCGAGTGCTTAAAGGTGTCGTAGGTCCTGGGTTCGATCTAAAGCGATTCTTTATTCAACTGAAGCCTTAGACTTACTAAAAATCTAGGTTTCATGACTCGCTTCGCAGGAGATTTTTTTGGGTTTGCCTTGACACCCCAGAGTGGCGGTGGCTCCGAGTTAATTAACTACTTCCCAGAGCTGGCTCAAATCGGTAAAGCAAAGAAAAAAACAGCTTTTGAACAGTTCGAAGCAGACCAAACTCGGTATAACGCTCCGAAAACTCCAGAAGCTTTTGGCGGTTTCCGACAGTTTGAGAAGAAGAAAGACGCAGAGAGCGCATCACCCTCCTTCGGAGGCATGCCTTCGTACACCGCAAGATACTGAATTACGTTGTGGGAATTAACTTATACTGGATCCAAAGACTTGTTTAAGCGATGACCGCCACTCGTTACAAGGTGCCTAAGAACTTCGCATTGGAGAGGTTTGGTATCAACCTCCTGGACCTCTTTAAGGAAGACGAGGAAGGTAAGAGCTACGAATTTAACGGCTTTGAAGGTCTGGCACCTCAGTTCAAAACATCAAATCTAGAAAAAGGACGAGGGGGAGTTTTAGGGTATAAGGTCTCACCTAATGCGCCTAAATTCTCTCGTACTTCTGTGTTCTCCTTAGCGCCTGAACCGCTGGGCGGTGGCGGGGGAGCGCCAACTCCTGTTCCACCCGAGGAAGAACCCTTCGAGGAGCGTTTCTTAACGAGCTTTATCGACGAGATGGGCGACCCAAGCAAGGGAGTGATTGGAGCTATGGGAGTGGGTCGTGCTCTCGAACATGGCTACACCAAGGAAGATGTCATAAAAAAAGCAGCATTAGAGGGCGTCGGTTTCGGAGAGCAAGCAGCTAAATCTTTAGGTTTAAGTGACCTCAGTCAGTATCAGGGTTCCGGAGCAACGTCTGGAACTATCGGGCTCACCGCGCTCTCAGGAGCAAGGAGGGCAGGCCTAAGTGATGAACTAATTAAGGACCTGGCTAAGCAACAAGGTTTAAACTTTGGCGAAGGAGCGGCTTCTCAACTAGGTATCCAACAAGCTCGACCTGCGGCCACAAGTGGTGGCGGTGGTGGCAGCGCAAGCAATCTAAGTGGCTTCATTAATTTTGCTGGTGGCGGGAATGCAGGAACCCTCGGTTTGGAGGCAGTGAATAGGGCGCGAGCCCAGGGCATCTCGGATGCTCAGATTCGCCAACAAGCTGCAGCCCAAGGATTAGGTTTCGGTGCTGCTGCACGGTCATCTTTAGGGCTGTAAACTTCGCGTGTTTGAACCATTAGTAAAAATGGCTTCTGTTGACTCAATCACAGCTTTTATCGGTCCTAACGGAAACGAAGGGACTATTGGGTATGAAGCTGTGCTAAGAGCACGCAACGCAGGCTTAACTGACGACCAAATCAAACAGCAAATTCAGGAAGAGAATTTGCACGTTGGCGTGAAAGCAAGGGAAGCTCTGGGGATCGTTTAGCTCCGTAAAGACGTGCGCTAACTAGACAGTCCGGGGTACGGTTCAAGCTGTACCCCTTTTTTATTGCAGAATGGCAGCCGAATGACGTTTGTTAAGTATTGTCTGATTCTCGAACGAAACAATCAAGAGATAGCACTTGATCTGACAGCAAACGACGGAAGCCACGCTCAGGCTCAAGCGTCCGATATCGCCAGGGCCTTAAAGGCTGATGCTTTCTCCCTGACCTATGAGGAGATTGCTCCCTGCAAAATCAGCGAGCTATTTAGAAGACTCGCCTACAGCGACTTCCCCAAGAAAGAATGCTGCCCCTGGACGGGTAGCTACACAAACGGAACGCCTGCCATATACGCACTCAAGAGAAGGTATTACGTGCGTAGGTTAGTACAAGATTACTTGGACATCGGTAAGGATGTGTTTGTGATGAACAGTTGCAAAAGGAAGAACTGTGTGAACCCCTTCCACAATTCTTACAAGAACATGAAGGCGTCCAAAACCACTGGCGCCGACAAGGATTTAGCCTTAGCCTTCGCTAGCCAAGGCGTCCCTGTCAAAGAGATCGCCAAGGCGCTTAAAGTCCACACTTCAACGGTATACCGAATCCTCAAACATGAACGTTTTCATTCTTGGACTCAAAGTTAAAGATGAACCGCTCGAAGATGAAGGCACTGTGAACGTCAATGCGGTTGCACTGCCCTCGAGTGACAAGAAGACGACCACGAAGATCTCTCTCGTGCAGAAAGCAGACCACTATGTGGGAAAGCTTCTGAAAGAACTTAAAGAAGACGAGACCTTCCTTGCGATCGGACCTACTAAGTCAGACCCCGACGGAATTCTGAAGATGCAACCGATCCTGATCGTCCGTAAGGACAACTGGGATGACTTGCTCGCCGTCAATCTCTTTCTGGCCACTGGTGGTCTCGGACCCAAAGCAGAGGAAACTCAACTCGGGGACGCCACTGTTACCAACAGGTCTATCGCCTGGCGCGAGGAAGAAC